CAAGTGTGCGAATGTAACCAGCCATGCCAATGAACTCGCCCTTAGGGAACACTAGTTCCTTAAAGGTCTTGTTCAATCCAAGCTGAGTCTTTACAGCACCATCAAGTGCTTCAGTTGCTCGGTTTGCTGGGTCGTTTAGTTGCAGGAACATCTGACGCAATGCGCGTCCAGCCATTGTTCCACGGATACCGCTATCTGCGAGGATAGCAAGAGACTTTAGTGTATCTTCAAAGGAGACACCAGCCTGTGCTGCCACAGGACCGAGCATCTTAAGAGATTCAATAAAGTCTGGAAGCTCTGCAGCCGTCTTTTGCGCTGCGTAGTAGAGCATCTCAGTAACACCAGCGGCGTTTTCCATTGGCATACCGAATTGGTTAAGAACACCGTATACGCCCTTGATGGTTGTTTCCATGTCGGACGATGTGATAGCGGCTGCTTGCATAATTGGAGTCAACTGACTCATCATTTTTGCAAGATCGCTCGTGCTGTCAACAGCAGCTCCTGTTGTTGACGCAAAGAAGTACATGCCCTTGGCAATCTCTTCAGACGAGAAGTAGCCCATTGCTTCAGCCGCACGCTTAGCAGCCGTAGTCATTTCGCCAATCATTTCGGCGTTAGTACCAGCAGCAGCACCAGCTCGGCGGATCTGGTAATCAATGTTACCAAATGCTTCAGCTCCCTGCATAGAAAGCTGGTTAAGCTGTTGTCCGTAGTTCTTTAGCTGACCACCTGCAATGGTAAGAGCATACGCCTGACGACGATTGGTATCAATGTCTTTCTGTCTAGTTGCGATTTCAAGTTGATCTTTTTGCTGCTTTGTTAGTTCTTTTTGTGTAACAAGACGAAGCCGTTCAGAAACGCTTAGCTTTTTTTCTTGTTCAACAGTTAGTGAAAGAGTTGTATTGCTTTTACCAAGTTGAGCATTAATAGTTGTAAGTACAGCAGTACGCTCAGACTCTTTGTTCTTGATCTCTTGTTCAGACTTCTTAACTGCGTCCTTGAGAGTCTTTTCAGCTGCGTTAAGCTTGTTCTTGGTTTCTCCAAGCTTCTTAACGGCAGCATCAGTCTTGGCTACTTCTGCTCGCGCATCGTATTCTTTTCGGAGATCGCCAACATTCTTTTTTAATGTAACAATATATGATGCTTGATCCTGAAGCTTCTTTCGCTGAAGCTCGGCATCTACAGAGATCTTCTTCCATTCTCCGTCAACTTTGAAAAGCGCGGTGGAGATCTTTGGGATTTCTTTTGCAGCATCTTTGAGCGTACGCGTCATCTTGTCAGCGCTAATATCCGCGACAGTGCGTCGTACCTTCTCAGCAGGTGTTAGGGCTCTAGCAAATGCTTCTCCAAGCTTTCCGCCTAGATTGCGGACAAGCCCGTTGTATGCGGTCTCAGCGGTCTTGATCTCTTTGACTAGAGCTCCGCCGACCGCAACCTTTGCGCTAGAAGAACCCTTGCCAGCGTCAATCATTTTGCCAATAGCTTTACCAGTCTTATCGTACTCTTCCTTAAGCCCCTTAGGGGCAAAGCGCTTGAAGAGTGACTGTGCTTCGTCGGCAGCCTTCTTAAGACCAGTCGTATCAGCATTAATTTTTGCTAGGAAATTTGCATCAGCCATAGGCCCCTCCAGATAAATAAAAAGATGCCCACGCAGGGGTAAACCTACGTGGGCATCTAGTGGCTACTTGGTCAGGCTCTTCATTGATCCAAGACGTTCTCCGTGCATAAACTCGGAGAATGCGTCAACGATGAATGCGGGCTGATCCAGCAGTCCTCCCTGGTATGGTAAGAAGGAGTATCCAGTAGGCACGAATGCCATCCGAATCTCTGTCTTACCTCCAGGCTTGGGTACTTCATGAACAACTAGTTGCCGAGTTCGGCATTGATCATATAGGGCGTAAGCCTCGGCTAGGCGGGGATACTTGGTGAGGATCTGTGTCCTCGGGTATCCTTCCGCTGCCCCCTTAGCGAGGTCTAGCGCTTTCCCTGCTCTTCACCTGTAAGGCTTTGAGCGTTAAAGTGCTCGAAGAGAATCTTATCTACCCACCCAGCGGCATCGCTTGGTAGGGAAAGATACGTCTCCACGCTAGGAGCGTCATCGACTGACCAGCCGACAACGAGGTTTGTGAAGAGCGTCTCAGCCACAGAGGTCAACATATCGACCATCTCGGCTCCGCTCTTGCTGTCTGTAGTGCCGTTAATAGCATCTGCAGGCATGACGCGAAGGATTGAGTTCACTTCGCGCTTTGAGAGATTCTGGCGCAGCTCAAGCCAATCGCCAGATTCGTGCTCATACTTCTTCGTCAGTGTTCGGTCAACTGGTCGAAGGAACTTAGATGTATTTTCAGTCATGGAAGTCTTTACTCCTCTTTCTTTATACTAACTTAGATCAGGAAAGTCCAGCAGCAGCAGCGCTCTTGCCGTTAATCAAGGTCACCGTAGCGATGTCCGAGGCGTTTGGCTTGAGAACCGTGCACTCAACATCCTGCGTAATGAAGTCGCCAGCTGAGATCGGCACACCGACTCGGCGATACTTCACACGTGGGAGGTCGATAGTAAGCTTGTTGTAGATTCCGCCGCCGATGAGCGAGCCGCGAAGCTCGATCGAAACAGCAAACTCAGTCTCGTCCAGAAGGCGCTGATAGTCAGTCGTGTTCTGGAAGTCCATCGCCATGGAAAGGGTCAGCTCACGAGCGCCAGAAGCAACTCGGCTGTAGTTTCGGGTCTGGCGAAGGGTACCAATGTGCTCCACATTGTTGTTGATTGAGAAGGTAAGATCCTTAACGATTGCGCTTTCAGAACCAGCGATTGAGACCTTAGCACCATTGAAGTGGAAAGGCTGAAGCGAGGTTGCTGCGTAGCTAGGCGTGAGTGGATCAAGTGCGCTGCTCACAAGTGGCTTGGTCTGGCGGGTTGAGCCGTCAAGACCAAACGATGCGGTGACGATTTCACCGAAGGCTGCGCGAAGCTCGAGAGTGTTCACACGAACACCACCGTACTGGCGAATCAAACCGTCAGTCGTAAGACCGTCGCTGCCGCCAGTGTAAGCCTCAAACGTAAACGTTGGGGATACGGAAGCAGGGGTGTAGACGTGCGAGTAGCTGCTTGAAGCACCAGCCGTTGTTACGGATGAAGCCGAAAAAGCAGACTTGAGCAAAAGCTCAATGTCTTCTGGAACAAACGGCATCTCCAGGGTCCCCGTTACGTTGAACGGAGCAGGCATGGCGAGCGTCATATCCTTTGAGCCACGGATCGTCATTGGGCTCAGGTATTCGTTAGTGTCGTCGAAGTTGAAGCTGTTGGCAGCGAGGAACTTATTCGCTGTGATAAAGGTGCCCTCAGTGGACTCCTTACCGTAGGCGATATACCCTAGAGCGCCAACGCTAATGTTGTTAGCCATGTATTTTCTCCTTAACGGGTAAACGCCTTCATAATCTGAAGGTTGACCCTTGCTGTTTTGACAATCGCATTTCCGCGATCTTGGATATCATAGGTGGTATCATTCACCATGATGTCGTTAACTAATCCGCCAAGTTGTCGTTTCTCTTTAGTCCTAAAGAACCTAGACACAAGTGCGGCGGACTGCACAAGCTTCCGATCCCCCATTGCCTCCTCAGCATCAACTTCAAAATATTCCCGAGCGTCAATCATCACAAGGATGTTGACCTCAAGGAACCTTTTGTCGTAAGAGGTAGTCTCTCCATTCGGCGACTCAGCAATTGGCTCTACCATAATGCAGGGCATCAAGCTCTGCGGTATAACGCCAGGGTCACCAAAATAGACTGTCTTTACCTCTAATGTATCTGAGAGACCACCGTCAGCGTGAGTCATGCTCATCAAGTTTTTGATCTCTTCAATAAGACGGTCAATAATTTCTTCCACGGGTATCTCCTATTACTTATACTTGTCTACATACCCGTAGCTCTTAACAATAGCAGTTGACCCTGTACCTGTTGCATTGATAGCTCGTACAAAGTCTGCATTCATTCTCTTTTTCCAAGTCTGGAAGTAACTGTTCGTGAATTTAGGAACAAATGGTCGTGCTGGAACTTTAGCTTCGTATTTCTTTTTCTTTCCAGCTCTTGGACCTTTAAGCACAACATTAGTGAATACTTCATTGTACCCATACAAATGCCTAGCTTTTGGACCGCTAAGTTGCCAGTAAAAAGAACCAGCAACCTGAGTTTCTCCAAGCCTGTAATTCACACGCTGCTGTAATCGAATACCATCTTTTGATACAGATCCACTTGAAGCATTACCTGAAGTGTTTTTAAGTCTTGACCCAGCAGCAACATTATACAGTTTTCCAGTCTCAATCAGTGGTTTACTAACCCCTTCAATCGACTTTCCTCGCATAATTCTTGCGTATACAGTTTTTCTTGCAAGTGGTTTAAACTTAGATCCAGTTGTAGGATCTCTTCCCTTATCAAGGGCTTGAGCAACTTTGTGAGAAGTATACAGAGACAAATCTTTAAATGCATTAGCAGTCCAGATTCTCAAGTGTTCTTGAAAATCCTTCATCGGCTTGCCTTTGTTGTATTTGATTGCTTCACGTTCAATGGTTGTACCAAAGAACGATGTCATTCTAGAACTAACAAATGTTGGCTTTAAAGCAATACCAAAGGCTGGAACATCTTGACCTTTAGTATAAGCCATTAGACACCAATCCTTCGGCGACGGTAGATGCTGAGCAAGTCCGCAATCTGCTGGCTGCTCATAGGAATAATTTCTGGAGTAGTGTCTTGCGCTCCACCGTAGTCAGGCTTTACTAGCTCGCTGACAAACAGCGCAGTAGCGTGCTTGACCGCTGGTGGTAGCGTGGCGTAGCCAGCACTATAAACAATAGTGTACTTGGAATCTGGTGCAAACGTATCAATCTCGCTAGATGGACCCAGCAAGACTTTCCCAAACTTATCTGTCTCAGTTGTACGAACTAGCGTACTCTGCGTAACAGATGTCGTTACTGGAGTAGTTGCAATTGTTACTTGCGTAATAGACGTAACAGAAATCAAGGGATATTGAAGCGTCAGGTACGTTGTCGACCCATCGCCAACAAAGGTCTCTGTGTAAGTGGTCTGTTGAAAGACTCGCTCACAGAAACTCTCAACTTGCTCAGTAGCAATCTCAATAAGAGACTCTAGCTGGTCGGTAGAATACTGACGCAAAGCAATGCCCAGGGGCTTATCCTTAAACTCCGTAGCAGTAATATACTGTCGCGCCATGATTCCTCCTTAGACTTTCTTCTTTTTCTTTCCAGAGAACGGTGCAGTAATAAACTTTATTGCAGCAAGTCGTGCCCGAGTAATCAGGCGCAACCTACGTCGCTTAAAACGAAGCCGTCCACGAAGAGATAGGTCTTGACGCTTGTTTACCGCAAACTTGCGGACAAGCGACTTGGTATTAGTTTTATTCGTAAACGGTCGAGCTTTCGCCATTGAATGCCCTCCATAACGCTGTTCGGTAGCCATCCCATGAGAAGTGCTTTGCACGGCTCAGTCCCTTCTCTCGCATCTGCTCTCGCAGAGACGGGCTAAGGAACATCTTCTCAATCTCTGCCGCAATGGACTCTGGGCTGAGATTTGCGTATCGGCTATGGCTCTTGTTCACCACCCAGTCGTGAGGCTCAATGAGTGCTCCGCCATCTCCCACAACTTCAGCGCCTGCGCCGTAGTTTGTGTGAGCGACTGGAAGACCGCAAGCCATTGCCTCAACAAGTGGGAGACCAAATCCTTCTACCTGCGAAGGTAGAACAAAGCAGTCAGCCATGTTATAAAGGTCAACAAGACCAGGATAGTTTTCAGAGGTTAAAGCAACTGAGTCATTGTGCCTAGCGTGTCTTCCTGAGAAAAGCACGTTATGTACGATGTCAAGTTGGTGAGCAAGCTGAGGGAGATCGTGTCCACCAAGATGGTAGTTATCAAACGGCACGGTGTGCGCGTAGAGCACCACTTGCGGGTGCTTGTAAGCTACAATCTTGATCGCCTCGAATAGCCGAGGCCACTGCTTACGCTCAACGTTCTGAGCCACATTCATGACAACAAACTTGTCATCCCATCCAACGGACTCCCGAAGGAACCGTCGATGCTCTGGCTCATACTGGTAGAAGTCATCAGATACTCCGTGATACGCCATTGTTGACTCAAGCCCATTTCGCTTAAGTTCTTCAACTCCGTACTGCGAGCATGTAATGATTTTTAGGTTAGGTGTTTGATGTAGAATCTGAACCCAGTTATAGTTCATCGGAGCACCCTCAATCGGCATATATACCGTAATAGGGAACTTGATCAGATCTCGGCGAAGTAACCACGTACATACAGTTGCTGGATCTGCAATAATGTGTACAGCATCAATCTTGTGTTTCTTTAGGGTGATTGAAACGTTCTTCCAACCAAGAGAATCTTTTTGCATAGACTCAATAGGATAGTAGTGATGCCCCTTGCCAAGATCACGCTTCTGCGTGTCTTGACCTCCAATGACCACCAGCTGGTGACCGCTAGACTTCAGATGCTCTACAGCAACTGAGTTGACGATTCCAAAACCAGTTTTAACAAACGGTGAATCACCGAGCATGAGGATCTTCATGCTACTTCATACCCATTCATTCGCATCCGATTAACCCAGTGGGTGTTTTCGGCTGGAATGTAGGCAACTCCTTCTACTACTTCTACCTGTCCATCATAGAAAGTTTCAAGGCAGTTTACTTTTGCCCAGTTCTCTGGAGCGAGCATCTTAACAAAACCTTCTCGGTCCTGTGTTGCACTCTTGTCGAGATCTTCTGTAATGAACTCCATAGTAGCTTTCTTAGCCTTTGGCATCATGTGCCTCCTTCTATAGGGTGTGGTAGGGGGATGGATTTCTCCACCCCCCTAGCAGCACCTAGTTCACGCTAAAAAATTAGATCGTGAAGTTCTTGAGGCGCACAGGGCGACCCTCAAGAGCGAAGCCGAAGTACCCCTTAATGTAGAAGTCTTCAGCATCCTTCGTCTTAGCAAGCATCTCCATCGTGAAGTCTTGGTTCACGATAAGCTTCGCGTCAGCACGTCGGAAGACGAGAATCTCGTTCTCCTCGTAGTGGTCATCCGTAACGATCGGCAAGCCGTCATACGAAAGAACGCGGAAGCCAGCGCCAACCTCAACTCGGTCGAGGAAGCGCTGCTGACCCTGCAGAAGAGCACTGATCTTGCGTCGAACTGCGCGGCTCGTCATGATAACGTCAGCCTCGCCCTTCGTGTCGTCAAGAGCCTTGTCCAACATGGCAAGGGTGAGAGCGGCAGCCGAAGCGTCCGTCGTACCACCCTCATTGCCAACAGCAGAGGTAAGGATCTGGTGCTTGATACCGACGATGCCAGCGCTGGAATCTTCGGTGCCGTCGCCTACGCAAATCGCCGTGGCGAGTCGCTCAGCAATCACGCTCGAATGAACGCGAATCTCTTCCTGCAACGCGTTGACAACGCCACCAGCAGCCGCAATAAGCGGACCAGTGACTTCTCCACGGGTGTACAGGTACTTGACGGTCTTTGAAACCTTGGCGTACGTCGAATCCGACGCAGCTGGAAGCGAACCACCATCAGTACTGAAGGCGGCGGTTGGGAGCGCGGTGCGCTTGCGGATCCAGTAGGTCTGGGTCGGCCAGTTTACGCGGGTCACAACGCTAAGAACAGGTGTAGCCTTAGTAACGTAATCGCGGATTACTGGATCCACAACCTCTGGTAGGAGGTATGCGCCAGTAGTCCCGACGGACGTGCTAAGAGCTCGCTCAATGTCAGCCATTGAAAGTCTCCTTAATTATTATTACTTGTAGATATTACCGAGAGCGTACTTCAACTTATCCTCATTGCTCATTGAGCCGAGGTCTGGAAGTCCAGTCTCAAACTTTTCGCGGACAACGGCAGCAGGCAACTTGCCAGCAGGAAGCTCTTCGAGCTTCTTGATGTATTCAGCCTGCTTCTCGACTGTCTCGCGGAGGACTGCCGTGCTCTCGTCAACCTTAGAGGTGACAAAGGCGGTAATAGCCTCAACGAGGTCGCGGCGAACCGAAACTCCATTAAAGTCCACATTCTCATCTGCAGCAGCATCTTCAGTCTTAGCGACTGGTGCCTCTTCTGCAGTCTGCGGTGCGTCGGGCTCAAATACCCCGAGCGTCTCGAGATGCCCCTTTAGCGCATTGAACGCATCGACGAGCTTTTGCGCATCGCGCTTGGCGATACGTGCACGCTCGACTTCACCGTTCTCCTCATCGGGAGCAGCAGCCTCAACAGGCGCAGCCTCCACAGCGGGAGCCACTTCAGCTGCAGGTGCAGCGTCAGCAACAGGTACGTCAACGACGGGGGTTTCGGTCTGCTCGGTCACCTGAGCGGCAACGGGTTCCGCAGACTCATTTGCTACGACGTTATCAACCACTTCGGTTGCGTCGCTCTTAACGAGCTCTTCTGCCATATTTTCTCCAATCTCCTCGCCCTCAATAGAGCGAGCGAGTACAGTGCCGAACGACGGTACCCACGAGGGGCGCGTCGTGTTACTAATTTCCTTCAACTTAATCTTGAGGAATCGGATAACCTTTTCTCCAGAGGAGGGGTCATCAATCATGCGGTACTGGACACCATCTCCAGCGATCGACATCCCATACTTCTTACCTTGCTTAATTCGGCTATGTAGATACGCCGCTGCAGGGTTATCTGGGTGTAGGCGAACTTTAATGTTCAACCTATAGTCGCTAGAAACAGAGCCATCCACAACTTCTCCAAGTTCGCGGAGGACACCATCTTTCATGTGATGGTCTAAGTAAGGTAGTGGATCACTATCAGATACGCGAGATACAATCTGATCCGCGAAGTCCTGAATCGCAGTGGGGTCCATCTCAGTCCCATGAGAATCTCGCTCGGGAC